GTGCTGACCCGCGCCAAAGAACGGCTGATGGAGCTGATGGAGGAACCGCAGAAATGACCAACGGTGACTTTATCCGTTCGATGTCGGATGCAGACATCCGGGAAAATTTCACCCAGCTGCTCTGTGAATTCGTCCAGCGGAAGCAGACGAGCCGTTGCCGGAGCAGGGAACATTGCTTCCACTGCATCAAGGACTGGCTGAAAGAAGAAAGCGTGGCGCTTAGGAGGGCCGATGATGACACTGAATGAGATTCGCAAGCTCCGGGGGATGACCCTCAGCGAGTTTAGCCGGAAGTCAGGGCTGTCCCCGCATACTGCACGGAACCTGATGGGCTACAGGGAACTCTACGGAAATCCTCGGATGGACACGATGGTGGATGCGGCGCGGGCGCTGAATGCGGTCGTGACGATCACCCCCAAGGGCGTGACGATCCGCGCCAGAAAGGAAAGCGCATGACTCCTATTCCATTCCGTGAGCAGAACATCACCTATAACCCGCCGGAGGGCATGGAAGACATGTGCGAAGCGCTTCCAGCTTTCCGGGGAGAGGGACAGGTGATCTCCTGCTGGCATCTTACATTATGGGAGCGTATCAAGCTCCTGCTGACCGGGCGGCTGTGGTTCTCGGTGATCGGCAATGGACAGCCGCCTATCTGGCTGGGCGTGGATTGCCCGTTCATCCGTAAATAATCCGACTGCAAGACCTGTATTTTTGCCGTAAAATGTGCTAAAATAATTGGGTAGCACCTCTACAAATTGGAGGCCGCGCACATATTACTGGAGGTCAGGTATGACGGTGCAAGAGCTGTCCAGATACTTAACGCTTCGCAAGCAGATTGATGAGGACAAAGAAATCTACGAGAACATGTGCCAGAAGATGGGGCCAGCATCCCCGTCACTGTCAGGAATGCCCCATACTCCCGGTGTTCGTGACAAGGTTGGTGATCTGGCCGCAGACCTGGCAGATTTGGATTCCGGCATCAAAGAGCTTGAAGCCGAAGCCGAGAGGGTGCTTCCAGCAATAGAAGAATTCTGCGTGTCGATTTCAGACCCGCGGATGCGCCTGATTTTCAGGCTCCGTTTCGTGCGGTGCCGCTCATGGGCAGAGATCGCAGGAACACTCGGACGGTACTATACCGAAGCCGGAGTGTGCAAGATGGCATATAATTACCTCAAAAAGATAGCCTGAACCAAATTCAAAAGGCCGCTGCTTCAGTGTGAAAATGCTGATTCAGCGGCTTTTTCTTTTGCTTGCCTGCCACGGGTGGAAAGCGTAGTTTGTCAGATGACTTCCAATGGTTTCTGATGGGTTCCAATGACTTCCAATCGGTACGAATGCTTTCCAATGCTTTCTGATGACGCAAGGCGCAAGGCATGGTATTATTATGCTACAAAATCCTAAACAAAGCCGGGCGGTGCAGATCATCTGATGTGCGCCGCCATTTTTATGGAAAGGAGGATTTTTCCGCCCCGCGTTGCTCCTTTGCGCGGGAAATCGTGCTTCCAGTCATCCCCGGTTCGCCGCCGGGGCTGTCTGAAAGCAGGTCATCATAAGGAGCAATTCATGGAAATCAGAAAAGTACCTATCAGCCTGCTCAATGCAGCACCCTACAATCCGAGAAAGGATTTGCAGCCCGGCGACCCGGAATATCAGAAGATTGCCCGGTCAATCGAAAAGTACGGCTGTGTTGAGCCTATCATCTGGAATGAGAAGACTGGCAACGTGATTGGTCGCCACCAGCGCTTGAAAGTGCTGGCGGCGACCGGCGCGGTGGAAGTGGATGTCAGTGTGGTGCAGCTGTCCCTTGAGGATGAAAAGGCCCTGAATCTGGCGCTGAATAAAATCAGCGGCCAGTGGGACAATGAAAAGCTGTCTGCCGTCCTGCAGGATCTTTCTGCCGGCTTCGATGTTGAGGTGACAGGCTTCGACCAGCATGAGGTTGACGCACTGGTTGCATCCTTTGCGGAGAGCGGCCACGAGTACGAGCTTCCCGGCTCTGAACCCTATATCAATAATTTCTTTGATTCCGGGGTTCAGGCAAAGCCCAAGGCCGAGGAACCCGCTGCCGTTCCTGCACCGGAAGCCCCGGCACAGGATGCAGAGATGCACCCCAGCGCTGCACCCACACCCAATGAGGTGCAGGCAGTCCAGCCCGGCGGGAAAAAGACCGTCATTGTGCCTAATCTGTCTGAACAGGATGCAACCACCCTCGTGGACGTTCTCAAGGACATGGGCTTTGCGTACCGTCTGGAGGATGCGGCATGACACAGTATGTGATATGCGCACTTCAGATGGAGGGCTTTCACTGCTGGCCGGAGGCTGATGGAGAACTCGCATATCTCAAAAACTCACACCGTCATATCTTTTTTATTACGGCAGAGTTTCCAGTTCACAATGCAAACCGTGAAATAGAAATCATCAGCCAACAGAATGCAATCAAGCGCTATCTTCTCTCCAAGTATGGGGATGAGGATGGCGCTTGTCATTTTGGGCGGCGATCCTGTGAGGACATCGCCGCTGAAATTCTGAACCAGTTTGAAAACTCCACATCCTGCACCGTCCTTGAAGATGGGTTTGGGGGTGCGCGAGTTGTTCGATAACAACATCAAAGTGCATTTTGCCGGGAGCGACGGCGGAGAGATATTCTACGCCGCCCTGCTGGCAGCACAAACTAAATACCGGCTGTTTTCCTGTTACAAGTACATTCTCAAGTGCCGCCCGGATGATGATTTCCGGCTCCCGGCAGACCATGTGATCCGTGTGCAGGATACAGTCAACCGCCATGTGATACAGGATAGCGGCCTGTTCACGCTGATGTTCGGTGCCGGGAAAGGGCAGACGCAGACGTTGGAAAGCCTGACCGAGTGGCAGGACAAGCTCATAGCATTCGTGCAGCAGAACAATCTCCGATGCACCTGTGTCGAGCTGGACTGCCAGAAAGTGCTGGGCGTGAGGGAAGCGTGGTACTTCCGGGAGCGGATGAAGAAGCTGCTGGATAACCCCCAAATCAACGTATTCCATTTTGAGGATGGGATGCGGGGACTGGACAGCATGATAGATTTCAGCGACTACATAGCCCTGAGCATCCCGGAGCTGCGCATCATCAAGCCGAAGACGTTCCGAGAGGACACCCGCTATCTGACCCACTACATCAAAAACCGCAAACCTGAGATCGACATCCACCTTTTGGGATGCCCTGAATGCTGAAGTGCTGGAACAGCAGAAGCAGACCCAGAAAAAGCTGGAGGAGCATATCCAAGTTGATGATGAGCGCAATGCCAATTCTCTGCGCACCCAGATCCTGCGCTTCAATGATGAGCTGATTGATGACAAACACCACACGCGGGAGCATTTCATCGAAATACTCGCCATCATTGACGAATATGAGAAATACTGTCGTGACCATCCGAACTACAAAAACAACCGCTGTTCTGCCGCTGTGTCGAACATTAAGCGAGTGTACAATGAGCGGCTCCAGAAACATGATTTTGCTTGAGGGGGTGTTTAAGATGAGCATTATTTCGTTTCAGCGTGGAGACAAAACCGCGCTGACCAAGGATTTTGCACGGTCGGAATTTCAGTGTCCCTGCGGCTGTGGGCAACAGTCATTGGACACGGAGTTGGCTGAAAAGCTCCAGATTATCCGGGACAAGCTGGGCAAGCCCATCAAGATTACCAGCGGCTACCGTTGTCTGAAACATAATCAGGCAGTAAACGGTGGTACGAACAGCCGCCACCGGTACGGCATGGCCGCAGACTGGAGGATGAAAGACCGCAGCCTGAACCCGGTGGCGCTGGGTATTTTGGCCGTGGAAGCCGGTTTCGGTGGCGTGGGT